CGGTATACTGGGCGCATGTCCAGCGTCCTCTACATGGAAGGAAAGCGATGATTACCGCCACAATCACGGGGAATGTCGGGAAGGTGCAGGAGATTCGGACGACCGGCTCGGGGAAGCAGATGCTCTCCTTCTCGGTCGCCTCGACGTACAAGAAGCCGGGTCAGGACGAGGGCCAGACCACGTGGGTGGATGTGCTCTGTTTTGACGAGCAGGCCGATATGGTCGCCCAGACGCTCCAGAAGGGCGACAGGGTGGTCGTTACCGGCAGGCTGGCTCTGGAGACGTACCAGAAGAAGGACGGCACACAGGGCTCGTCGTTGCGTCTATTGGCCGATGAGGTCGGCAAGAGTCTCCGGTGGGCTGGCAAGCGTCAGGCCGTAGGTGTCGGTGCCGGTGACGAGGTGATCCCCTTCTAGTTCTGCGCTCCCTCATGGGCCGGGAAGGGATGCCCGGTTCGTGAGGGTCATGCCATGCTCCGCACCAACGCCATCATCGTGCTGGCCTTCACGGCGGGGGTGCTGTGTCTGGCGTGCGTGGAGTCCTGCTCCCGGAAGCCTGAGGAGGCGGCGTTCCTGTCGAGGCCCCTGTGATGGACGCCGACTTCCTGTTCGTGGCCCTCGTGTTTTCCCTGTGGATGGCGGTGGTGAGCACCGCTATGGAGTGGTGAGCGGACCCCTCATAGCCCTGACCGGGATCATCTACCTCTACGTCTCCCTCGACCAGTTCTGGCGGGGGAACGTGGGGATGGGGGTGGCGTATCTGGGGTACGCCTTCTCGAACGTGGGGCTGTACCTCTTGGCTAGGTAGTGGGCCATAAATACGGCAGGAGAACCACCATGCCGAAGAACCCGTTTAGTGGCCCGCAGCCCGGCAAGCCCCCCGCCCCGAAGAAGCAGACGCAGTACATGCGGAAGGCGGGCGATCCGATTCATTACGAAGACGGTTCGTCGGAGCCGGACAATACGGGGGCCTACCAGCGTGCTGCCAGCAAGCCACTCTACGAAGGCTCCGATGGCGTGAGCCGGTCGGAGCAGCGGGCGATGCGGCTGCTCGACGGCCTGCTCAAGTAGCAGCCATCAAAGTTCAAGCAGGGATACATCCCGAAGGACATGGACCGATAGCGTCCCGGTGCGGCCATAAATCCTGCATGGACTTCACCGGCCGCAGGCAGAGCGACAACGTAGACGACCGCCGGAAGAACTGGCGTATCTACGAGGCATTCCGCACGGTGGAGCGTCCCGGAAAGTACGTGGCTGAGAACGACCGCACCCGTGCGGTGGACAAGTCACCGGAAGTCTCGGGCCGAACACAGCCCATGTCGCAGGACGAGTTCGACCTCCTCGTGGAGATGGACTCCCTAGCCAACTCTGACGGGAAGACAGTGCGGTATCACGGCTCGGTGATCGACAACCTGCTGAGGAAGTGATGGCAACACCAGAAGAAATCCGCGCTCGTGGCATCCGCCGGGACATCTTTGCCCGTCACGGCATCCCGGAGGGGACGAGTGACGCACAGGCTGCGGCCATGATCGAGGAGCATGCCCAGCAGGCCGGTGCGGGCCCGAGTGCGTGGGCCAACCCGGAGGAGCGAGCCAACGCCCGTGCAGAGTACGCCGCTCGTGGCGGGAACCCCGACGAGGTGCAGAAGCGGTGGGAGGACTCGATCTACCTCGTGGACCCGGCCACCCATAACTACAACCAGAACTTCCGCCGGGATCGGGAGTTCTTGGAGAATATTGCCCTGTCCGGTGAGCGGGAGCCGTCTGTCGAGGCGTGGACGGGGGCAACCGGCGCACCAACGCAGGCTCGTGTGCAGAACGCCGTAGCCGCATGGGACCAGACCAACAACAACCCGCTCTACCGGGATAGTTGGTCATCGAGCGGGTGGTCTGACCAGAGCGGCATAGCGTCAACGGTGATGAACGCCATCTCGAACCCAGACCTCCCGCTTGGGAAGTTCATGAATCCCGGCAACGCCGTGTATGACTTCCTCGCTTTGCAGGGCAGCGGGGAGGGGAACTCTGCGGTGGATTCTGGGCGTGCGGCGGCTGGCAACTACATGACGGCCGCGAACAACCGCCTTGATACGCCAGCGCCGATCCTCGACCTCCCGTCGTCTGCGTCTCCAAGGGATAGGGCCCAGCGACTGAAAGAACTCCAGCAGGAGTCGGCAACCGCCGCCGTGCCAGACTCCGGCGAGCGCTGGGAACGCACGACAGGCATCGTCCCTCCACCGCTTATGAGAGACACGGGCGATGCCTTCCTCGCCGCAATGGACGGCACGCAGTTGATTCCCGGAATGCCTGTCATGAAGGGGGCTGTCGGCGCGGCAAAGGGTGTCGCAAAGTCTGCCGCGAAGCGGGCGCTCGTGGACACCGCCCAAGACGCCGCAGTATCCGTCGGTCTGGCTGGTGCGTTCGCCCAAGACCCAAGCCGCACGTGGGCGCAGTACGTCGGCCTTGCTCCGGAGGCAGAGGGTGCCGTGACCATGAAGACGCCCGAGCAGGTGCGCGAGGCAGAGGAGGCAAGGAGTCAAAAGTTCCAAAGGAGTTTGCTGGCACCCGGAGTATCGACAGCGGACAGTGACGCTTACCGTAGGTTGCAAGAGTCGGGTAAGGCCCCGTACCGCAGCCGCTAGACAAAGGAAACGTCATGTCCGAAGAAGCCGTCATGGAATCCGCAGAGTCCCTCGACACCACGACAGAAACGACAGACACCAGTGCGGCATCTGCACCAGAAGCCTCGACGCCAGAAGCAGCGGCACCCGCTGCACAGCCGCAGCAGTCGGTGTGGGATGCCTTCAAGGCTCTCCCTGACTTCAAGGGGGCAGACGACGTTTCGATTGCTCGCCGCCTCTACGCCTCGATGGAGCGAGAGAAAGCAGCAACACAAGCACTTGCCCAGTATCAGCAGTACATCCCCTACGCCCAGCAGTACCTCCAAAACCGAGATCAGTTCGAGGCATGGCAAGCCTCCCAGCGACAGCAGCAGCAGCCCGTAGCGCCGCAGCAGCAGACGCCCGCTCAGGAGGCGATGAAGAAGTGGTGGAACCCGCCGGAACTGCGGGACTCCTACAAGCAGTACCTCGTCAAGGACGAGAACGGCCGTGAGGTGATCGCGGAGAACGCTCCCCTCGATGCCCGCCACGCCCTCTACGAGTACCAGAAGTACAAGGCCGACTTCGCCCAGAAGTTCCTCACCAACCCTGAGGAAGCGCTGGGGCCGATGATCCAAGAGCAGGCCAAGAGCATTGCTCAGGAGATTGTCGAGAAGCAGTTCACGGAGGTGCAGCGTCAGCAGTACGTCGCTGGCCTCGAACGCGAGAACCGTGACTGGCTGTACGACGAGCAGGGCCAGCCCACCGCAGAGGGTCTGGCGGCGAATCAGTACATCGACAAACTCGCAGACGCTGGCGTCGGCACCCCCGAGCAGCGCTGGGAGTGGGCCACGATTGCAGTGGAGCGCGATCTACTTGCGAAACTCTTGGAGCAGTATCGCGGGCAGCAGCAGCGAGGTGCGTTTGAGGCTGGATTACCGCAGCAAAACGCACCTGCGATGCCCACCGAAGGCGTGCCCGAAGCGCCCGCCAATGTCTCAACTCAGGCTCAAAAGGACATAGAGTTTCTTAGAAGGGAAGCGTCTCGCAATCCGAGCAGGAGTGCGGGCACGAGCGACCCGCGAACCCCACAGGCTCCCCTCACTTTTGAACAACGTCTCGCCAAGCAGATTGGTCGAGACGGCATCTAGCGAAAGGTAAAGCGACATGGCGTCGAGCGTAGATTGGGCCCGCAGCATTGGCACAACTCTGACCCTGCACCTCAAGGAAGAGGAACAGACCACCTTCCGCAAGTTCAAGGTCTTCGCTGCCCTTCAGGCGAACGGCAACGTCGCGATGAATCAAGGGGGGCGCGGGTTTGATTGGCAGGTGAGGTACAGAAATGTTCCCGTGTCCTCGTACACGGGTGAGTCGCCGCGAGTCTTCAGTCGCCACGCGCTCTGGCAGCGTGCGAACCTCCCGTATCGCGGCTACACCGTGACGGATCAGATCACCAAGCGCGAGATGCTGGAGAACAGGGGTCAGGCCCAACTCATCGACGTCGCCGGGAAGATGGCGAAGCGGTTGCAGGAGTCGATGGAGGAGCATCTCGCGAAGGAAGTGTTCATCGACGGGAACGCCAGCGGCAACGATAACCGGTGGCATGGGCTTGAGAGCATGTTCTCCGTGAACGGCACGGTGAACGTCTCGACGGGTGCCCAGCGTGCGGCCAACGCCGCCGATCCGTTCGGCTTCCCGAACGACGAGTACGCGGGCCTCAAGTGCGGTCTGGGCCAGTACGCTGGCTCGCAGTTGGCTCCGGGCTCGTGGCCCGCAGTGCCGGTCGATCCCGAGTACGACTTCTGGGCGCCGCTCGTCTGCAATTACACGAGCACCTTCTTCGGCGGTCAGACGGCCACGTGGAAGGATCAGTGCATCGAGGCGATCCGCACGGCGACGAACCATGCGAAGCGCAACGACACGAAGGAGAATCAGATCGACATGATCCTCCTCGACCGGGCCCTCTACATCCAGTTCCTCAACCGGCTGGATTCGCGTGAGCGTGCCATCGTCACCAAGACGAACGGCCTCAAGTCCTACGGCTTCGATGCGGTCGAGATCGACGGCATCGAGGTGTCGAGCGACTACGGCTGTCCTCCGGGCGTCGGGTATGCCCTGTCCATCGGGAACATGGAGATGAAGGTGATGACGGGCCAACTGCTCGAAGCAGAGGGCCCTTACTTCAATGAAGAACTCTCCGCGTACCGATACGCCGTGAGTGTCCTCGCCAACATCAAGATGAAGTCCCCGCGTAACTTCGTGAAGTTCGCAGCCCTCGCCTGACCCCTCGATCCCCAGTACGGAGAAAGACCTAGAACATGAGTACGCTGACTGCTGATCCCGGATTCGGTCGAGGCCAGACGCTTGGCATCACCGTCAAGATGTACGAGGCCGAGAACGGCGACGGCTCGACGGTGGTGGGCACCCGCAAGGTGTTCCGCGACGAAAGCCCTGTCACGGGTGCGATCCTGAGCAACCGGACGGTCGAGTGCATCGCTGTGAAGAACACGAGCGGCTCGGCCCTGCTTCCGGGTCAGGTGGCGAAGTTCAAGGACTCGGCCATCCTGTCGGAGGTTGACGGTCTTGCCGTCGCCGCCACGACCCTCATGGGCGTCGTGGACGAGTACCTCCCTGCCGCTGGCGTCCCGGACGGTGAGGTGTTCTGGCTGGTTGTTCGCGGTCCCTCGACCGTGACGAAGACGGCGACGAGCGTGTCGGCTGGTGCGGCCTATGGCCCGTCTGCGACGGCTGGTTCGGCGGCGGCGCAGGGTGCGAACGCCCAGTTGGGCTTCGCCATCGCCACGAGCGCCACGACCTCCGGTCGCATCCTCGTGCGGACGAACGCTGGCTTCTGATTCTGGCTCGTAACGCTGTGACTGAACGGCCGCAGGAGGGAAAGGACGCCCTTCTGCGGCCGTTTCTTTGGAGTAACGCCGATGCCATCGCCTAACGAACCGACCCCGATGACGCAGTTCAAGGATGAGCGGGACTCCATCATGGAGCAACTGCACAAGGCGGGCCTGCTCGACTTCCCGGAACTGGACGACCTGCGTATCAAGCAGGAGGTCGGTGCGGGGAAAATGCCAACGCCCAAGAGCGGCATGGCTCCCATGATTACCTCTGTGCCCCAAGCCGACCGATGAGCGACCGCCAGTGCATCGACTGTGGTGGGAACTTCCCACTTACCCGTGACCACTGGCGGAAGCGCAAGAGCGGCCAGTGGGACACGCGCTGCCTCATCTGCCGCTCAAAGGTGAACAAGGGCAAGCGGGCCAAGACGAAGGAGCGTGACCTCAAGGACATCGAGCGGGGTGCGATGAGCACCTTCCTCCAAGCGGCTGGCAGGGGCGGGGACAACATCCCGCACTCCAGCGAACTGCTTGAGCGGCTCATGGAGTATTTCGGCGGCTCGTCCGGGTTCGCCGCCATGATGGTCAAGCAGTATTTCGACGCCCCGCCGGGAGGCTCCCACCGCACGAAGTTGCTGGAGGGCATCGTGCGGCTCGTCACGAAGAACACGGAACTGGGCGGTGCCAAGAAGCCGCTGGCCCAGTGGAGCGACGAGGAGATCGAGGCAGAACTCGACCAGAGGCTTCGCCGGATCGCCGTCAGTTACGAAGGGAGAATCCTCAATGTCCAAGTCACGCCGCCGCAAACCCCCGCAGATTTCGCCGCTGCCATCGGTCAAGCGCTTGGGCCAGTTCCAGCGGAACGAATTGAAGGAGATGCAGGCCGAACTGGCGAACCGCCGGATCGAAGCCTTGAAACTCTACCGGCCGACGCCGCAGCAGGAACTGGTTCACCAGAGTAGGGCGAGCGAGATTCTCGTCATCGGCGGCAACCGCTCGGGGAAGAGTCTCTGCACGTTCGTAGAGGATGCCCGTGCCGCGTGCGGGAAAGACCCGTACGGCAAGTACCCGGAGAAGGACGGCATCCTCGCCATCGTCGGCAAGGACTGGAAGCACATCGGGCTCGTCGTCTACCCGATGCTGTTCATGGCGGGTGCGTTCAAGATCATCAAGGACGAGCAGACCGGAGAGTGGCGGGCGTATAACCCCGTCACCGATGCGGCCCGTGAGAAGGAGGCGAAGCCTGCCCCTCCCCTCATTCCGCCACGCATGGTGAAGAAGAAGTCGTGGGTTCTCAAGTCCGCCCGCTACATCCAGTCCTGCGAACTGACGAACGGATGGCAGATTTACTTCTTCTCGTCAGAGGGAGAGCCCCCTCAGGGTTGGAAAGCCTCACGTGTCCACATTGACGAGGACGTCAACAACGGCGATGCGTGGGTTCCCGAAATGCAGGCCCGCCTCTCCGACCTTCGCGGAGTGCTGTCGTGGTCGGCTATGCCGCACTCGCGGAACGACTCGCTCCAGAACCTTGCGGAGCGGGCGGACAAGTTGGTCGAGGAGGGCGTGGAGAATCCGAGCATCGTGAAGTTCGTGCTCAGGTTTCTCGATAACCCCCATATCCCAGACTCCGAGAAGCAGAAGCGCATTGAGGCGTGGTCGGCGCTTGGGGCGGATGTGCTGCGGATGCGTAGCGAGGGCGAGTTCATCAGCGACTCGATCCTCTGCTACCCCACGTTCGCCATGCACGTGCATGGGTACGACAGGGGGTCGCTTGAGAACAACGTCGTGCCGCCAGACTGGTGCCGCTACGCCGCTGTCGATCCGGGCCATGCCGTCACGAGCGTCCTGTTCGCCGCCGTGCCGCCAGACGAGTCGATGCTGCTCGTCTACGACCAACTCTACATCCGCAACTGCAACGCCATCGTCTTCGGGGAGAAGATGAAGGAGAAGTGCATGGGGCAGAACTTCTACGCCTTCCTTATCGACATGCACGGCGGACGACTGCGAGAGATCGGGTCTGGTCGCTTGCCCGTCGAACTGTACACCGAGCAACTCAAGTTGCAGGGGGTGGCGAGCGAGACGACGGGGCACAGTTTTCTGGCTGGGTGCGATGACATCCCGGCCCGCATGTCGGCGGTGCGGAACTACCTGCACATCCGCCCGGAGGGCACCCCGACCCTGCGTGTCCTGCGGCACTCCTGCCCCGATTTGGAGCGGGAATTGAAGCGGTACAAGCACAAGACCCAACTGGTTGGCGGCACGTACGTCGTCACCGACCAGCCCAACACTCGCGGCGAAGTCCACGCCTGCCAGTGTCTCGAATACCTGTGTGCCTATCGACCTCGATACCACAAGCCTAAGGTGGAGGCTGGTCCCGAACCATGGTACGTCGAGTGGATGCGGAAGCGCAAGAAGCGCCTCGCCGGAGAAGCCGACGACTTCATCTTCTTAGGCCCCCAGTCAGGAGCACAGTATGGAAGCCGAACATTTTAGCCCGCCGCCCCTCAAGATCGGTGACTGCGTGTACTGGTACAACGACCCGCTCTCGTGCAACGAGCCGAGCGTCGGGTGGGTGTCCCAGCGTCCCGGCGTGCAGACGGCGAACATCCTCGTGTTCACGCCGTTCACCGGCTTCCAAGAGAAGCCCAGCGTTCGCCACCGGGACGATCCCGGCTTGCAGGAGAACGCCGAGTGGCGGGTGTGGGGCTGCTGGGAGTACGCCCCGCAGACGGCCCAGTTGAAGAAGTTGGAGAGCATGATGGCTCAGGTTGCCAGCATGACCGAGCAGTTGGCTATTGCAAGGAAGCAAAGCGGTGGAAACAAGAACGGGTGAGGACGCCCTCCGGGCAGTTGCGACCGGCTGGCTCAAGAAGATTGAGTTGTCTCTCAAGCACAAGCGCCCCTTCACGGAAGACGCGAAGGAGGCGATGTGCTTCTTTGACGGCCCGCACAACTGGTTCTGGAAGGACACCTACGCCCGTCACGAGTACGGCTACAACCGCACGATTGCACCACCCGCCTTCAGAATGCAGTGCAACCGTGTGTTCGAGGCCGTAAAACTCTTTGGCAGCGTCATCTACCACCGCAACCCGGTGCGTCAGGTGTCGCCCGCCAAGTACCCCTTCATCACGCCTGAGGTGATCGGGGTGATGGACGAGCAGTCTGCGATGCTGTACCAGCAGGCCGCTCAGGAGACTATGCAGCGGACGGACGTTCGCAAGACCGTCTCGCTGCTCATGGAGCGGTATCTCAACTACACCCCCAACGAACTCGACCTCAAGACGCACAGCCGCCGCGTCGTGGACGAGGCCATCATCAAGGGGATGGGCGTGTGGTGGACGGAGTTGGTGACGCTTCCCGGCTCCGGCGTGAACATCGTCGGATCGTTTGCGGACAGCGTGGACAACTTCACGATGGACCCGGACGCCACCGAGATCGAGGACATCCTCTGGTGCGCCCGTCGCTGCGTTCACCCCATCGACGTTGTGGCCCGCCAGTACGGGCTCGACCGCGACCAGTTGAAGGGTCATCTGGAGGGGGCGAAGCCCATCGACCGGGAGGCGGACGACCAGATATTCACCGACGAGGATTACCCCTACAAGGGTCGCCGTGTCGGCAAGAGCAACGAACTCGTCACCTACTGGAAGATTTGGAGCAAGACGGGTCTTGGAGACAGGCTCAAGGACGCTCCTGCGGAACTGCGTGGTGCGTTCGATTCGGTGGGCGACAACTGCTACATCGTCGTCTGCGAAGGCATCCCGTTCCCGCTCAACATGCCGCCCTCCACGCTGGAGGAGCAGGTGGACCCTGCGACCGGCGTGCCGCCGGGACTGTTCCGTGCGGTGCAGTGGCCGATCCCGTTCTGGGCAGAGGCGAATGGCTGGCCGTTCGTGCATCTCGATTTCCACAGGAAGCCGGGATACATCTGGCCGCTCTCCCACATCAAGCCGGGCATCGGGGAACTGCGGTTCATCAACTTCGCGTTGTCGTTCATCGCCCAGCGTGTCGCCACCAGTTGCGAGACGCTGCTTGGCGTGAGCAAGGCGGCGGATCAAGACATCAAGGATCAAATCCTCGCCCAGAGCGAGCGTGGGTTCAAGGTGGTCGAGATCAGCGAGACGCTTGGCCGCAGCGTCAACGACCTCATCTCCGTGTTCCAGTTGCCGGAGGTTTCGCCGGAGTTGTGGAAGATCGTGCAGGCCGTGACGGATATGTTCGACAAGCGAGTCGGACTCACCGAACTCGCCTACGCCATGACGTCGAGCCAGATACGGAGTGCCACAGAGGCCACCGTGAAGGCCGAGCAACTGAGCGTCCGCCCGGACGACATGGCGAACCGGCTCGAAGACTCTATGGGCCTGCTGGCCCGCAGGGAGGCGTTCGCTGCCCGGTGGCTACTGGAGCCGCAGGATGTGGAACCGATTCTCGGCCCGCTCGGTGCGGCTGCGTGGGCACAGCACGTGAAGGGATTGGACCCCTCGACGGTTGCCCGTGAGTTCGAGTACCGCATCGAGGCTGGTTCAGCGAGAAAGCCGAACAAGGCGACAAGGATCGAGCAGATGCAGGCGGCGCTACAGACGCTTGGCCCCATCCTGCAAGGGCTCGTCCCGATGGGGATTGTCGATCCGCTCAACAGCCTGCTCACGGACTGGGCCGACAGCCTCGACATCGACGCCAAGCCCTACCTCATCCCGCCCCCTCCACCGCCCCCAGAGCCGCCTATGGGCGGGCCTCCGGGACTGCCGGGAGCCCCACCGGGCGAGCCGCCAATGCCCCCAGAACAGCCTCCTGCGCCGCCTCAGGATGTGCCTCAAGTTCCGCCGGAAATGAGTCCATGAGCGGACAAGAAGTAGGTAGGTACTCCCATGCCAAAGCCCGTCGAACTCCCGTACGAAATCGCCGTCGCACCACGAGAAGTGCGGGAGCATTACCTCCGCATGGTCGCGGAGGGCGTCGGGGCACGGTTCGCAGAGATGGCCGCTTTGCAACAGCCTCCCGGCACTCGCGGCACCGACCGTGCGTTCATGGAGGGTCGGCTGCACGGCAACTGGATGGACTCGATGCCGAAGGTTGTGGCCCAGCGCATGCTCAAGGAAGCGCAGGATGCTGGCATCTCAACCGCTGGAAAGTTCTACATGGGCGGAATCGCGGACAGCCGGGCCCATCGTGACCCGGAGGCGTGGGTAGACAGTGCGGGGGATGTCCTGCGGGTCGCCAAGAAGCGCGACCTTGAGGTTCACGGAATCGTGGACTACGTGCCACCACAGAAGGGCCCGCCGAAAGAGGTGGACATCAACCCCAGCATCCTCAATGAGCATGTCCGCAAGGAGATGAGGGCCAACCCCAAACTCAAGCGTGGCGAGGCCATCGAGAAGGTCAAGGAGCGAATCGTCCCGCACTGGAAAAGGAAGAAGAAGTAATGCCCAACAAGATAGAGCGACTCAGCGCCGTTATCGACACCGTGACGGCCACAGCATCCGCCTCCACCAGCCCGAAGATTCCCTTCGGCGCTTCGGCAGGTGGCATCCTTATTGTGGACTCTGTGGCGAGCGGTGCGACCAGCATCACATGGCACGTGGCGTTCGGGCCGGAACTGACGCCTCGCCCGCTCAATGCGGACGGTGCCGCCGTGACCACGACGATTGCCGCAAACAACGCCTACACGATCCCCGACGCCCTGTTCGCCGCCCCGTTCATCGTGGCCGTGACCAACGCCGGTACGGCATCGTTCCGCATTTCCGTAAAGGGGTGAGCCAATGCCTCTGGTACGCATTCAGGTTCGCCGGGACTCGGCCTCCAACTGGACGTCAGCAAATCCCGTGCTCGCGGCTGGCGAGCCCGCAGTTGAGACGGACACCGGCAAGCGGAAGACAGGCGACGGCATTCGCAACTGGTCTGCATTGCCGTACGACCACGAGTCGGGCCTAGCGTCCTCCTCGCCTTCCCCGATAGGCACGGCAGCAGCAGGAACCGCAGCGAGTGCTGCACGTGCCGACCACGTTCACGCGATGCCCACAGCGATTTCCACAGGCACCATTTCAACGACCGGCAACGTCACGGTTGGCGGCAACCTGTCCGTGACCGGCACTCTGAGCAGTGGCGCGACGTCAGTGCCAGCCGCCAATGTCACGGGACTGGACGAAGCCGTAGATGATCGCGTGAACGCGTTGCTCAACGTGAGCGGCGGCCTGACGAAGACGTACGACGACAGCGCCAACACGCTGACTCTCGGAATCGCCTCTGGCGGGGCGTCGCACACGCACACCATTGCGCAGGTCACTGGCTTGCAGGATGCCATAGACGGCAAGGCAGCATCGGTGCACACGCACACAATCGACAACGTAACCGATCTGGCCGCAAGTCTGGCGGTGCGCCCCACAAGTGATGCGACTGGCGTGGTCGGCGGAACGGCAGTGACCAACATTCTGTTTATGACGCAGTTGGCGTACGACTCGCTGGCTACAAAGAGCCCAACCACCCTCTATCTCATTTCCTAATGCCAGTCCGGGTTGGCAACACGAATACCTCGCTGCGTGTGGGGTCGACGGCAATCCGGAGCGCTTTCGTCGGCACCACGCGGGTGTTCTCGTCCACAGGCACGACCTCGCCTCCGCCCGGCCCGCCGACACCACCGCAACCGCCGCCTGCGCCGGATGTCGCACCGACGCCGTATGACCTCTCAGCCGTGCGGGGAGACGGCGCGTTCACGCTGTCGTGGAAATCCGCGCTGTTCGGCTCTCCGGCGTTCAAGGTGCAGATATCCACCGACGCCATCGCGTGGCTCGACCTTCCCACCAGCACGATCACGATCTCCACGATCAACATAGAGACTGCAACAATCCTCACAGCCGGTGCGACCGTCACTGCGAGTCCGGGCACGTATTACGTGCGAGTCGCGGGTGTCATCGGGACGTCGCGGGGTCAGTACTCGCCTGCCACCTCAGTTACTATTCTCGCTGCCAGCACTGACCCGACGGGCCTAACGGTAACAGCCGAGAGCGACTACTACCTGCTGGTTACGTGGGACAGCGGAACCACTCAGGTGGTATCCGGAACGGACAATCCGCCAATAGACTTCCACCTAGAGCGCAGCAAGGACGACGGCGCAACGTGGGAGCAGGCCGCCGGGTGGCGCTTCAACGCCAGCAGGCCGCCGGGAGCGCGGATCGACTCGTGGAATGGCGTCGATGCGCCCGCAACTCCCAGCCTAGTGTCGCTAGGCACGGACGCCAATTACCTGCTCGTTGGTGGTGCAGGCTCCACGACTCAGAATTTTTCTGCTGGTTACAACGTGGCCGGAACGCCCGGCACCTCCTACAAGTTCCGGCTGCGCCGAAGGCGCGTAAAGACTGCCTTGAGTCCGGGTCTGCCGGAGGAGCCGCAACCGTTCAGTGCGTGGAGCGCAACTAGCGCCGCCGTAACCATGCCCGCTGGCCCACTGCCAGTAACCGCCCCGACTCCCGCCAACCTCGTGGCAGAGATTCGCGACGGATGGGTGTATTTGCAGTGGGACGGCGGTGGCAATTCGGATTGGCTATACAAAGAGGCTTATGTAATCGAGTGGCGAAAAGTGGGAGACACATTCACGCCGCACGCCTCATTGCGCCATGACCGCGACCCCGCCTCGTCGTTCCGCAATCAGTACCGAGTCCCCATCGGCGGGCATTTTCCAACCAGCAGGCATGGCGCAGTAGCCCCCACCTCAGTGCCCGTGTTCCCGGGCTTCTCTGTGCCGACAAGCAAGGACGCGCTGGAGTTCCGGCTGCTTCGGGCGCGGTTTACAAGAAACGGAGCCGGGATTACGCAATACGCCACAAGCGCATGGTCTAGTTCCGTTGGGCCTAGTGTTTATCTGCCGCCCCCGATGCCGCAGGAAGTGGAAGTGCATCCCGCCAACGGCGGACTGTACGTGGACTTCAATTCGCTGGCGCAGGGCGCTGTCCTAACGGCGGATAGTTACGACGCGGCGACGTCGTTTTTGATAACGGCGACACCTGCTGGGGGCGGCGCTCCCGTGACGCTAACGGAAACAGCCAGCAATTTGTCCACCTTGATGTTTTTCCGAGACGACTCGGGTGCTCCAAATTCGTACGACCCCAGCGGCAGCCCTCGCATCTCGGGCTCTGCAAACGGAGATAGGGCTCGAAGGCGCAGGGTGCTTGTCACGGGCCTCACCAACGGCGTGCAGTATTCCGTAACGGTCGCGCCGCAAAACGCCGCAGGCACCACGTACGCAACAACTCCCGTGACGGGGGTTCCTTCTGCCTCAGCGATTGCACCGATCCCTGTCGGCGGTGTCAGCATGGCGCAATCGAGCACAGCAACGTGCAAAAGGGATTGCTGGACTCCAACGCAGCCAGTGGCCACGCTGTTATGGTCGTGGTCGCGTCTCGCAACTTGGCCAAGCGGAGTGTCGTTTGACGTAGAGAAAGGAATCACAAACTGGTCGCTCCCAAACCCATTCAATTTTCCATCTAGAGTCTCGGGATACTCTCTTCCATATACCACCGCGAGTCAACAAGGATGTATAACTCCTGCCAGCGGGCTTTCTGTGGGATCGACAACTGTGACCTACAGGCATTACGGAGGGGTGGTCGTTGTTGACCCGACCGTGCAATTAGTGGTAGGCGGGCCCAATAGATCTCTTGACGAAAGTTACACGCACTGGCGCGTGCGGCCCCGATCCGGCGCTAACGTAGGCCCATGGACATACATGGGCTCCGGTGCCGTCGATTGCGTGTACTAGAAAGCAAGCGCTGACCGATCCGATGAACTCAGACACCCGCATGTCCGGCTGGTACGCGGAGGCAGAGAGTCCCGTCTACTCCTGCGTCGGAGGCCCGCTGGACGGCGCTGCGGTCAGCCCCCCAAGAGCCCAGCCTGTCTACGAGGACGCCGCCTGCCGGGAGGCTGGAGGCGTGTATCTGCTGAGAAAGCGGGCGGAGGGGCGTTTTGTAGTGCCGGTGGCCATTTGGCACCCCAAGCAGGGACAAGAATAAGTAGGACGCACCCCATTCCCGGAGACTGTCGATGTATTACGCCGCCCAAGACCTTATCGAGTATCTCATGGCCTCCTCTGGGGGCGGCGCTCAGGACAGCGAGCATCGCGCCCTGCGGGCTGCGGCGCACCACGCCTACCGGGATGTGGCCCACGCAAAGGACTGGCTGTGGTACGTCACGGAGGCGTCCCTGCCGACCGCCGTCACCGGCACCGACAACAAAATCTACCTGCTTCCGGAGAACGTCAACAACGTCGACGCGCTCATTCCTCCGGACAAGGTGTCGGTCACGGCCTACATCACGCCAGCCGAGTGGCGTCGTCTGGAGTCGTACTCGCTGGGCAGCGGCGACCCGGTCTACTGGACGGTCATGAAGGCCCCGTCATCGCCTGACCGCTGGCAACTCATGCTGGCCGGTCAGCCCACGACAGCAACGGGATTCTTCTACACCTACCGCCGCAAGCCATCTCCGCTCAAGTTCATGGGCTACGAAACGGTTTGCAGAAACGGTTCGCTCACCGCCACCACTGCGCCGGGCGCAGTCAAGCGCTACGGAACCACCGCCAACTTCCCTGAGGGCCTGACGGGCGTGTATCCGTACACGGCGCAGGAGATTCTCGGTGTGGCGGGGAGCATGGTGGGGACCGCCCCGACCGGCGCGAAGACGGTGGTCAGCGACTACCTCGACCTCTCGGAGCACATGTTCACCGCCGTTCTCTCGGCCGCAGAAGTGTGGCTGGCGCGGCTCATGGGCAAGAACATCGAAGGCGCTATGGCGGTGTACCAGCGCGACCTTCGCATGGCTATGGAGTCGGACGTCATCGCCCCGATCAGCGGCCGACGCATTGGCGCAGACCGCTACCCAGAGATGCTGGCACCGCCCTACGCCGGGACGCCGCGCTCGCTCGGCTACTACGGTGCCAGCGGCCCGGACACTGGCACGAACACTGGAAACTGAGCAGTGAAGGCGAGGTCGAATGAGTTCCTCCCAGTGGCCCGGACTGGTCACGAACGCCAGTCCGTTTGCGATCCCCGCGACGGCGGCTGTCGATCAAGTCAACCTCGCCTCTGACGTTCCGGGTCAGGTATACGTGCGCGGCGGCATGCGCAAGGTGGCCGTCGTGGGCGGATCGCCGGACCTGCTGGACTGCTTTCCGTATGAGCGCGATGGCAAAACGGCGCTCATCTCGATGCTGCCTGATGGTCGTCTTGTGTTTCAGTCCAGCCCATCCTATGGATGGCAGTCTCGTGTACCGTACGAGCCGAACCTCAGCGGAGGCCCACTGGTATCGTCGAGTTATACCTATCGACACATAATCGGCCCGACCGACGACGGAACTTTTCGTCCACCAGACCTTGACCCCGACACCGACGTAGGCGAGTGCGAGGCATTTCTCGTTGGCGGCACCGCAAGTTCTTTTGCTTTTGCTCCAAGACTGGACGCCGCAGGATGCGATGGGCAGGTGCTTGAGACGTTTTTTGATGGCGGCAGCGCGACTGCTGTGGCCGACTGCTCTGCGTCCATCGACGGGCTTTGTGAAGGTGATGGAGGCGAAGATGGCCCCACGCCGCGACCACCACCGCCGCCGCCGCCGCTAGACCCAGACGACCCGCCGTCGCCACCGCTTTCTCTGCCGTCGGTGCCTCAAAATGTGGAAGTCGTGTTTGTGTCACAGGGAGCCACGATTTCGTGGCGGGCTCCTCAGTCTGACGGCGGCTCTCCTGTGGTCGAGTACGACCTTGAAGTGTCGATTGAGGGAGGCGGCACGCCAACGCCTCTACCAAATACGCCCGATCCACCGGTCGTCACCGCTTGGGGGGCAACGTCCGCCACGCTGCAACTTTGGCCTTTGAATACAGAACTTCCGTCGGGGTGGACGCTCGACCTTGAGCGCGAGTCGTCGGCGGACGGAATCACGTGGACTGGAGCATAGATTATGGGCACGACCGTCACAGGGACAAGCACCACCGTCACCGGCCTTACGCCCGGCACCCAATACCGGTTTCGCGTGCGTGCGAAAAACATCGTCGGCTACGGGCCGTTCAGTCAGTGGTCAATTCCAGGCACTCCGACAGGTGGCCTGCCGCCATCCCCGCCGCCACCGAGTGCGATCCAAGTAAGTGTAAGTATCGCCCCGCTCTTCTGCTCAGAAAACTCAACGAGCGATCGTGCGTGGTGCTACACACAGCTGGTCGTCTCCGCAACCGCCGCAGGGACTCTCGCAAATCTCGCATACACGTGGCAGGGGAGGTGGTGGAGAACGCTCCTAGCCACTAACGGATTATGCGGCGGATTCGGTTACGCGCCATGCCGGTTCAATGCAACGGACCCCAACTGGACGAACATTTCGTTGTCGCCAGTGCCTTACGTCGCTGGGAACCTTTATTACGCCGGTGTCGGCGACTCGCAGGGCAACGGCATGCGAGTTGTATGGGTCAACCGCGATCATACCGGAACGAAGAGCATTGCGCCAAATTACTGGGATATTCGTGTTCGCGTTACGGGAACCCTCATCTCTGACGGGCAGGTAGTTGGCCCGGCAGAGGGGTACAGCCGCGCGATCCCGTTCAAGGAATACTTCGCCGCTTCGTACGACTATCCAACAGACGTCATCTCGCTTCCATGACATTCGTTTTCAACCCGACGATCACAGACCGGTTCTCGCGCAACACCCCAGTCAGCATGGCGCAAGGACGTCACGGCGAACTTATCATCGTGCAGGGCAATGGAGTTCGCCCGGCACGGTGGGCTGGCACGGGAACTGCCGTCGATGCAGGAGTGGACCCGCCGGAGTCCGCGCCGCAAGTCTCCACGCAAGGACCGGCCCGCTATTACATAGCCCGAGTGGACGTCACCAAACCCGGCGCGTGCTACTACGCCCCGCCGGAACTGACCTTCAAACTCGACGGGTCCGTAGAGCGACCGTGCAAGGCGGCTGCGTATTTGAACCAAGCCGCGCTGTCTGAGGTGCGCGTCTTGGACGGAGGCAAGGGCTACCAAGAACCACCGACCATCGAGTTGAGCGACACGCACGGGAAGGGTGCCGTCATCGAGGCGGTACTGGACGAGGGCACGGACACTGGCGGCACGGACGACATTGAGTGCAACGACCGCAAGACTGGAATTACGTCTTGGGAGATCGTTGAGAACGGCGGCAACGACGCCCGGTTCACAGGGCTTGGGCCGCTCTCGACGGGTGGGTGGTCTGGGCAGACAGACTTGCCAATAAACGGCAACGGAACCTTCACATACACGATTCCCGGACGAATATGGGTAGCCAACGCCACGATTCGCCGTGCCAACTGCGTGGACCCCCCGAAGTCGATCGGCTACACCCAGAAGTTGACATACACCGTATCTGGCGTGAAGACCGGCTCGTGTGCTGTTTTGCGACTCAAGTGGTGGGGGGGGCAATTTACGAACAGTTGCACCGGCGCGACCGGGATCACGGTGGCTTTCTTTATTGGCGCGGAGCGCATTGAGTCTGCCGAAGCGTACCGCAGAGGAAAAGACTTCTCCGACGACAGTACCGTTCGCGTCACCATTCGGCCGGTCACTGGAGATCAAGGAAAACCAATCGTCGTCGAAGGCATGACTCGCGGAAACGAAAACAACGTGGAGTCCCCGACATTCAAGGTGGCCTCGCTAAAACTGGTGAACGGCGGCAGCGGATACCTCGTCGCCCCGCAGTTGAAGATCGTTTCGCAGAGCGGCTTCGGCGCATACGCAACGTGCAAAGTAAAAAACGGCAAGATAGTCGAGGTCTTGCTTGAGAACGGCGGCGGTGGGTACAAGACCGCCCCGACCGTCGAGGTCGTTGCCGGTGGCGCAGAGGCATTCGCCGTCGCTCGCCCTCACCTGCGAGGTAAGTACCAGTGCTACTATCGGTACATAGACGACACGCCAGAGAGCAAGGGCGGCCCAATCCCAAGCAACCTGTCTCCCGTTCTTGAAGTCGATGCTGGCGAGGGCAAGGCGTCCGCCACGTGGACGATCACGCCACCTTCCGGGCGTGCCAAAAAAGCGGAGTTGTGGCGGTCCTCTGGCAACCAAGCCACCACCTTGTATCGGGTGGCGACGACCGACGCGGCGTCATTCACAGATACTCTCACGGACGACGAACTGCGAGATCCCGACCGCGAGGGCTATGCCGCCATGCCCATCGTGCTCCCAAACGGAGAGATCAACGCCAACCGCTTCGGTATACCGCCAAGCGACAAGTCTGTGGTTGTGCGGTTCCAAGATCGGTTTTGGTACGGCGTAGACACGGGCGGGGACGGGCCCAACACCATCTACTATTCGGAGGTTGATGAGCCGGAGAGCGTCCCAGAATCCAACGAGATCATCCTCCAGCAAAACGCCCGAGACGCAGACAAAATACGGGCACTGATTCCCTTTGGGTCCACGCTCTTGGTCATGCAGGAGCGGCACGCCTTCTCGCTTACGTTCGCCCGCACGCCGGTGCTGGACGCTCAGGTGACGCCAATGGCGTATCGCGGGTGCCTCAACCAGCGCTGCTGGGATATTTACGACGGCGTGTGCTACGTACTCGATCAGTACGGCGTCTACTCTATCACCCCAACCGGCGCGCTGGAGAGCGTGTCCGACCAGATCGACAATCTGTTTCGGGATGAGATAGATTTTAGCGCTACAAAGTGGGCTTTCCTGCTCATAGACGCCAAGACGAAAACGCTTCGTGCGTTCGTGTCCTTCCGGGAAGACGGCTCATCGGGAGAGCCCACGCGGGTGCTTTGTTATTCCCTCGAATCCAAGTCGTGGTGGTACGAGAAATACCCGCAGAGAATTACTGGCGGCACGCAGGTGCGTTTGTCGAACGGAGACTTCCGTTGCGTGTACGCTGGCCAAAGCGGCCCGCTGCTTCTCAACGAAGGCGCTTCTGATCTTGGTCGCGGGTCTGTCGTGTCAGTCACGCTGATAGACGGAGGATCGGGGTATAGGACTCCTCCGACCGTCACTGCGCCTGGCGGCAGCGGTGCGTTGTTTCAGGCGCATATCAACGCAGAAGGGCAGGTGACGTCCATTTGGATCACCTCTCCCGGCTTCGGTTACGCAAGCGGAGCGCTGACGATCAGCCCTCCAAACGATCCCAACCGTCCTGCTGACGCGCGCGCTGCGCAGGCGGTGTTCACGGCAACCGACGGTTCATCAGACACCCCTCTCTTCACGACCTATCGCTTCAAGGGCGGAAGCGCCACCCTCTTGTCGGAGGCCCTTGACCCGAAGGCCGCAAGCGAAATGCAGCGCGGCGTAACGCTCGCCTACGACCCGCAGTTGTCTTCGTGTGAGGTGGCCCTGCGCACGTACTACAACAACTCCGATTCTCCGCGATACAACGTCGCCAGCCGGAATCGTGGCGTAGGGTTTTCGCACAGCACAGTAGATTCCGGCGCACGATACGACATGGCAGCGCCGACGCAGGCTACCGGCGCAGACAGCGGGGTCGCCACCGCACTGTTTTCTGGCCGCACGCTTGCGGACATCAAATCGGCGGACAGAAACATCTCCGTCGAGTTGGCTGGGGCACGCAAGAACAAGGACACGGTGGTCTTTTACGGACTCGATATCGCAGGAACTGTATCACAAGAGGGCGGCTAATGTTCTCCACCCAAGCCAACCACATCGCCAACGCCCTAAAGTCGGCTGGCATTCCGCCCGACGCCGCCATCCGGATCGCGGCTATTCTCGGCAACGGCTTCCAACAGGTCACGCGCACGAACCCCGAAACCGTAGACCTCACACCGCAGCAAATGCGGTTCGTCACTCCCGACGTCCGCCGCCACCAGTTGCAAGGGCTGGATTTTCGTCAGGGCGACCCCTACTACCAGCCATACCAGTTGGAGGCCACTGAGGAGCGCCGCCTCCCGCGCCCCGCAGACACGGTACGCAGCGAGCCCTCGCCTCAGGCCACGAACGCCACCTACCGCATGAACGGCGGGAAGTTCACGGAGGCGAAGGGCGTGGGCGGGTCCGTCCAGATGGATTTGCGTTTTCAGGGGCAGGGTCGGTTGCCGCTACTCGACCACCAAAGCAACACCATCGTCGGGAAGAACATGCGGGCAGAGTCCGACGACTCCGGCTTGCGTTTCCAGATCGAGGAGACTGGTACAGAATTAGTGTGGAAACTGCAACTCAGCGAGTACCTCGACAAACTCCCCGCCATCAGCGTTATTACCGGGTTGTCTTTTGAGGGCACGAACCTGCGGTTGAAGGTTACGACAATCAAAGTTGTCTCCTGGCAAGAAATGCCCGATATGACCGTGCCAATCCCTGTGACCGAGTGCGAAACCGGCGCGTAGAGCCTCATGTCTTTTGCATCCCTAGCAGGCACCCTTCTCGCACAGGGCGGCGCGCTCTTGAAGGGCGGGTGCTGTTGCTGCACCCCCCCCTGCGGCCCCTGCCAGAAGTGCGTGGGCGGCACGTGCATCGACGCTTGCGTAGGCGAGTGCTACGAGTGCGTCAACGGTCAGTGCGTACGGCGCGAAGGGTGCGAGTGTGACTCAGAGACTCCATGCGGGGAGTGCGAGGAATGCGAGGAAGGAACGTGCGTTCCAATTCCCGGCTGCTGCGGACCAGAGACTCCGTGCGGCGAGTGCGATGAGTGCCGCGATGGCACGTGCGTCCCGGCGGAGGGCGTGTGCAGCCAGAACTGCCCATGCGGCGAATGCCAGCAGTGCATCAGCGGCAAGTGCGAGCCGTGCGGCGCGTGCCAGACATGCCACAACGGAAGTTGCGTCGACTGTCCTGCTGAAAACTGCGTGGACGGCGTGTGCCAAGATTGCCCTATTGGATTTTGCCGCGTCGGTACCGCAGTCACCGGTGGCCCGCTTTGTTGCCCCTGCGGGTGGGCGTACGAAAACGGCATTTGTTGTCCGGGATTCATGCGTCCATGCCAGAAGTGCCCCCAGACGCCGTGCCCGCAGGGCAAGTGTTGTTACGGGGGTGTCTGCGCACCGTGTCCATGCAACTGCAAAAGTTTCTGCGACGACTGCGTTGACAAGCCCGGCGGCGGACAGATGTGCGTCCGCGACCCAAATTGCTGCGACCCGCCGTGCAATGCCCAAAACTGCTTGGAGTGCGATGCTGGCACCTGCAAATCTACATGCGACACCGACGACTGCGAGGAGTGCGTAGACGGCGAGTGTGTGTCGAAGTGCGAGGAGGGCGAGTGCTGCGACGGCAACGGGACTTGTGAGCCGTGCGAGGAGCCGGAGTGCGAGACGGACGAAGACTGCAAAAGGGAATGCGCGCCGCCGCTGGTAGACAACGGCTGGCCTGACGATGAGTTTGGATGCTGTCCGCCAGATGAGCCAGACTGCCTTTTCACTGGGCTGCCCGGCCCGAGAACCCCAACAGTTTGCTGTGACGGAGAGTGCGTACAAATAGGAGCCTGCCCGCCATGAAAGAGTTCACGATACACGCCATTCGCAAGGTAGCCCGAAACCGTCCACTCGGCTACGAGGAAGACGTTCTCTCTCACGGCACGGTCGAAGGCGACAAAGTAACCCTCACGGACGAGGCGTATGCGCTACTGGTTGCCAAGTACCGCAAAGCCCCTCGACGGTCCCGCGCGACTCCCCCGAAACCGGTGCCTCCGGTCGCGCCAGTCACAGCCTCCACCTCCGGTCCCGGCACCGAACTCAAGGCCATCCTCAAGGACTGGCTGGGCATCCAAGCCTCCCCAAACTGCTCTTGTAACGCCCGAGCCCGCCAGATGGACGAGTGGGGCCCGGACCTCTGCGAGCAGAACATAGATACGATCCTTCAGTGGCTAGAGGAGCAGGCTACGGCCCGAAAACTCCCGTTCGTGCGGTTTGCGGCAAAACAGGCCGTGAAACTGGCGATCCGGCGGGCCCGGAAGAAGGCCGCTAAGTAGCCGTTTCCCGGACATAAATCTGGGGAAAGGCTGCGCTCATGCTGCTCCCCAAATATCTGCTCAAGGCTTCCGGCCCGTCGCGCGACCAGAACGTCTCCGAGTCGGTCGCGTACGACTACAGCGGGGCGGACGAGATTCAGAAGCGGCAGGACGAGGCCAGCCAGCAGGCAGCGGCCCGGTACAAGGCCCTCTACGACGGAGATGTCGCTGGCTCTGTGGCGGCAGGTCAGCGCATCCGCGACCTCCTGTCCTCTCTGGCCAGCATCCAGCCCGTCCGCATCGCCCGTCTGGAGCGAGGTGGTGGCGTCGATGCGAGCGCTGGCGCGTTCGAAGGCAAGCACGACGAGCCACAGCCCATGACCAAGATCGACGGCAACTACAGCACGGCTGGCGTACGCGGGAAAAAGCCGCCGAACAAGCAGAGGCCAGCAACTCGCAGCGAGAGCATGAGCCGCGTTCTGGCGGGCGAACCAAAGGTTGATCCCGGACTCGTTTAGCACTTTCTGGAGAAGAGGGTTATGTACATCGGGCCACGCGCAATGCGCCTTTACGATCCGGCTGACACCAAGAAGGCCATGTGGAACACGGGCTTGTCCGGAATGGACAACGCGTCCGAAATGGCGAAGGGTCACGATCATCTCGATGCGCAGGATGCGCAGGCGGCCCAAGAGGAGTCGCAGAACCGAATGATGGGCATGTACCAAGCCGCCCACGAGCGGAATCTCCAAGCCGCCGAGCAGCAGCGAAGAGCCTACGACTCTGAAACTGCCCGGCAGGGCGAGAACAGGAAGTGGAATGTCATCGGGAATCTCCTGAGGTAGTCCATGTACGGCAGCAAACAGGGCGGCGTCTTGTCGGGTCTGACGAAGAGGACCGGTGATGCCGGTGCCTTCGGGAAGGGCCGTGCCTTTGCCGCGCAGGCCGGTCTGGGCATGGATCAAGCCATCAAGGAGCAGGAGTTGGGCGTCCAACAGATGCGGGACGACAGCCAACTTCGCCAGCAGGACAGCCGCAACAAGTCCGACAAAGCAATGAACAACGCTGAGGCTCGTCTTCAGAAGGGCGCTCTCGCAAGCCGCAAGGCGGTGTTCGACACCACGATGAACTTTGACTACGCCGCTCTCAATCGTCGCCAATACATGCAGCGCCGCCAGTCATTGCTCAACAACTTGGCGAGGTACTTCTAGTGGCCATTGGCTCTGACTACTCGCTGCCCGGACTGTCGCGCTCTCCGCTGCGACCGCAGGGCTCTCCTGCCGCGCCGTCGCCGCGACCGCAGTCACAGGCCACTCCGCGATTCGGCCCGCCGCCGCCAATGGTAGATGACCGCCGCGTGGCCGATCAGAAAAACAACCTGCTCGCCGGTTCCGCCGGTGCCGGGCAGGTCGCCCTGCAAAGCATGGATAGGGCTGGCGTGTCTCGCGGAAAGGGCCAGCAGTTCCGGGCGGACCTCGCGCAGGCCGGTGCGGATGTTGAAGCCTCCGCTGGAGCGGAACAGGCGGAGATGGGGGCGTCGATGGCCAACCGCTCCGCCGCCCAAGCGTATGACACGACCATGCAGGGAGAGCGGCTGGCGAACGCCGGGCTGCTGGAGAACCTGCGCGCTGCCAGCCTCCGCGAGCGTTATGCAAAGCAAGGCTGGCAGCAAGACCTCTTTGAGGCGATGCGTCGTGGGCAGTTCGGACTGGACTCCATCTATCTCGACACATCGCCGCTTATCGACGCATTACTCCGGCAGAAAGGGTGAATGGCATGGACGCCGACCTCGAAATGGACATTGACGACCTCCCCCCGAAGGTGCTGCGCAAGATGCTGCGGCAACTGATGAAGAAGAACGGCAAGCCGCGTTCCGAGATGGGCGAGGAGGAGGAAGATAAGGCCGACGACGAGCGGGAGGCGCTGGCCGACCTGCACGCCGAGCACAAGGGCAAGGGCCCGGACATCCCCGTGACCGACGACGACCTTCCCGAATCTCTGAGGGGTGATTCGGAGGAGGAGGAACCCAAGAAGAAAGGCTCCGACAAGCGGAGTAAGTAATGGCAACCCCCCAACAAGCGGCACGCCAAGCCGCCCGCGCCGCCGATGCGTCACGAGCCCTTCGCATCAAGGAATATCAGCGCCTCCTGCAAATGGGGCCTGAGGGACTTGCTGCCCGCGCCGCCATCACTGCCGAGAATCGTGCTGCCAGACAGTCCCGCGCTGCTTCGAGAGAGGATCAGGTACGCCCGATCCTAGAGGCCATGCGGGCCAACACGGCCGCTACGGCGCTTGGCGACGATATTCCGCGCCCACGCCCAACTGCGGACGTCCTTCCGTCTCCGGCAAGCCCGCGACAGGTTGATGTCCAGCGGCCGTATGTGGTTGCAGACGACAGGGTTCTTCGGCTACTCGACCTCGTGAACGAGCAGGGCATGGACGCCCTGTCCCCAGAAGACCTCATCGTGCTTGAGGACTTGCAGTCCGGACTTGCAGTCCGGGCCGGTTCATCGCCCGCAGCCGCCTCCGCTCCGCTGGATGTTGCGGGCGTGGCGATTGAGGCACCAGATTTCAACGGGAACCTTGCGGCCTCTGGCGTCGAACTAGACGCCCAGCCGCAGGGTGGAGGTGCCGCAAACTTGCGGCCCAAGACCGCAAAGGCTGCAACAAAGATTCAGAAACTTGCCAACGAGGTCAATCAAATCGCTGGCAGTGAACGCACCGGAGAGGCTGTTGCCCCCAAGCAGGCCCGGTCTACGTGGAACAAGGTGAACAGCCTGTCTTCTGACGATTTCGTTGCGCTCGTAGCAGAGATGGGCGACGAAGAGGCGGCGCTGACAAAACTCATGCAGGTGGAAAGCATCGCTGGCGTGGCGACACGTGACCCCAACTCCATCGCAGCAGCCGCACTCGACCGTGCCAAGCAGGCCCGCGAAGGAACCATGCGTGCGCAGGGAAGCAATGCGCCAGAGTTTGCCACAGAAGCCGCCGACGAGGTGGTCGAGCCAAGCGAGTTTGACGCGCAACTTGCGTCGCTTGCGGAGCGCGTCCTCGCAAAGCAGTCCCGCTCTCCGGGAGGTGGCCTGTCGCTTGAAGAGCGCATCGTCCTTGCGGGGTTAGACCCTTCCGATCCGCAGGCCGCACGGAAGTTGCCTCTGTGGCTCAAGGGCCGAGACGGCAGGCCCACCGCAATGGAGAGCCGCGCTCGCGGCGAGCGTGGGATTGAGTCCAACGACATCAAGATTCTGCGGCCGTTGCTCAAGGCCCGCGAGGAACTTGCCGCCGCTGCGACCCCTGAGAAGCAGGCCGCTGCATTGGCGAAGGTTACGGCCGCAGAGGAGGCGCTGAACAGAAAATACGGAACCATGCGGCGCCAAAAGGGCGATGCCTTTGGTCGCCCCGCCATGTCCGACAGCCGCCTCAACAAGGGCGGCCAGATGGAGACGTTCGATGACCTCGTAATCTCCATCGTCGGGGCAAGGCCGAAGGCAGAGCGTTCGCTGGGCCGCTCCACAGATGCAATGTCTGCTGCGGAGCGCCGTGCAATGGGCGACGAGGCGGTTGACGTATTTGGCGAAGACGCCTTCGAGTTCATGCCAGACGAGCAGGAACTGGATGACGTTGCCGATCTTGGCGAGACAGGAAAGCCCCGCAAGGTTCGAGGTCGCCCGCTGCCTAGCCGCCAGCAGGGGGCGATGCAGACGATGTTCTCGGGGGGCCAGAATCCCATCGCCATGATGGGGAGCCCGGAGGCTGTTGCCGACGAGATTCTGTCAAAGCAGACCGTCTTCCGTCCCGGCACGGCCAACTACGACATGGCTCGCGAAAGGCTGGCGAAGGCCATCCAAAACGAGTTTGGTGGTCCCGGACCTCGCCCCGCAACAGACACCCCTGCGGCTGTTCCCGGACCTGCGTCCGCGATGGGCACCTCGCAAGACCCGTCGCGGCTTCCCGTGCGTCAAAACACGTGGCCCGATGGATGGATGCGGCAGACGGCTACCTCCGGCCCTGACGCTGGCGTGAACGTGCGCGTCGAAAGCCCGACAGGCTCTCCGGTCGGTGAGTTCCCGGCGCTCACGCAGCCCGCCACCACTGACATCGCTTTGGTTCCGCCGCAGCGTGCCCTTCCCGGCCCCAAGCCGACGGCGAGCGACGTCAACCTCGACGCCTCCGACATCGAGATTCTGGACGAGGCAGACGACGTTCTCAACGAGTTTGACCGCGACATGCCGCCGGGTGCCCGCACCTCTGGTCGTGGGCAGGGCGGTCGCCGCAACGGCGGCAGGGGCAAGAAAGAACCGGTCATCGTGGATGCCGAGAAGGTCGAGCCTGTGGACGGCCTCGTGAACGCCGATGGCGAAGTCACGACCACGACGGTCGCAACCCGTCCGCAGCGTGCGTTGCCAGACAAGAGCGGAGAAAAGCCGAAGGCCGACACCAAGCCAGAGACAAAGGCAGACGGCGGCGGCAAAGGCCCGCCGAAGGATGGCGACACGAAGAAACTGGCCGACCCGGACAAGCCCATCGAGCCCAAGAAGGGGAAGGACGATGTGCCGTCACGCCGCCTTCGCAGGTGGCTTCTCGGCGGTGGCCTCGTCGGGGCTGGCATCATCGGCGGCGCAGCCCTGCGTGGTGGCCGCACTGCCGGAGGTGGCGAGTTCATCCCTCCGCTCCCGCCGGGAGCCAGTGCCGGTGGCGGTGGAGACGAGCCGACCGAAGCCGACCTTGACCGCATGCTGGAGCGTATTCGTGGTGCCCGCAGTGGGCCTTCCACGCCGACGTATCAGACCCTACAGAACTGGACAGTGTGGAGGTAGCCATGAGCATTCTCGGAGACTTGCAGCGTCAGGTGCAGCGCGGGGCCATCGTTCCCCGTTCGCCGCTTGCTGAGGAGGGCATGCCGCCGGAGGAGCAGGCTCCGGTGACTGCGCCTCCCGTGCAGCCAGAACCCGAACCGCCATCCCCAGCCGCTGAACCACCGGCCATGACGCCCGCCACCGCCGCAGCGCTGCGGAAGAAGTACGAGGGCAGCGGCCACACGCAGACCATGACGTTCGATGACTGGTACGACGCCAACTTCGCGGACTCCAAGCCGGAGGAAGTGGATCGTGCAGCCGCCGCCACGCCTCGCATTCAAGCGGGCCGCAACCCCAACCTTCCCGCAGGAGAAGCGAGCGGGCTCGCCAAGTCCCGCATCGCCGCAGGGAAGCCCATCCCCGAAGGGCGTGACATCCGCCAGTACAGCCCTGACCAGCGGCGGACGATGCAGCGGAACGTCCACACCCCCGAAGTTCCGATGCAGCGGTTCGGCGGCACGTTCACGCAGAACGTGGACGGCTCCGTTTCTTCTCGTGCCCCAAACCCTCAGGCCCTGCGTGATGCTGAGGCTATCGCCGCAGAGCAGGGGCCCGGCTCGGCATCTCACACAATGGCTCTCGCTCAGGCGTATGGCATCGACGCAACGCAGTATGGCGACGACATGGACTTGCTCAAGGCCGACGTCATGCGGGAGAAGGAGCGGCACGACCGGCTCTCTGGCAAGTACGACATCGTGGATAACGGCATGGGCGGGTTCCGCTACAAGCCCAACTCCACGACGAACGAGATGGTGCAGCGCCGCAAGAACATCATCCGCCTTGACGAGTACGGGCAGCGGTTTGCCGGGATGCTATCGCCCGAGCAAGAGCAGGAGATGGAGGCGGAACTGGAGGCGATGGGTGCGTCCCCGAACGACATCATGCGACTCCGGCGGAATCGCGGCACGGCTCAGGCTGTCCGCAACAACTGGGCCAACCGCAACATGACCATTGCCATGAACAACCCCCGCGTTGCTCAGGGGCTCTACATGCGGAGCCTGCAAGAAGCCGCACGGAGCGGCGATCCGCTCCAAGTCGCAGCAGTCCACGAGTCGTTCGGCAACGAGCGTGCTGCGGCCGACTACCGCAACTTGGCTGGCATCCAGTCGCAGGTGGCGGGGCAGGCGTTGACTGCGGAGGCAAATGCTCGCGCGAGCGAGGAAGAGGTTGCGCAAGACACCACGCTGCCCAAAGCATTGTCCGAGCAACTCTCTGACGCATTGGCGATTGCCGATCCCGTCCAGCGAGAAATTGCCATCAAGTTGGTGCTGGCAAAGTCGGGATACCCAAGCGACCAAATCGACGCAGTGACTCGGCAGATCGTGCAGTCGGCATCCGGCGGTGCTCCCGCCCCAACGCAATCGCTCTGGCAGTGGTTGTTTGGGGGCGGTGGTCAGCAGCAGCCACAACAGCAGGCCGCAACGCCCACTGCGCCAACGGCTGCTCCGGCTGCCGTTCCGCCGAGCGGTCGAGGTGCCATGCTCAACTGGGCCACCAGCGGTGGTCCGCCAGCCCCCGACCCGAATCACCCATACCGTCGCGGAAGATAAAGTGGAATGCAACTCTTCGAGGACGCACAGCCGTCGCGGCGCAGGAAGCAGCCTGCTGGCTATCTGCCGCTGTTTGATGAGGCGACTCTGTTCGATGAGTCAGTCTCTCAGGACAGCGTAACGCCAGCCGAGCGCGACTCCGTACTTCGTGACATCGGTGCAGCCGCAGGTGGCACGCTGTCGCTTGTCGGGGACACGCTCTCCGCTCCGGGCGACTACCTGCGTGGCGTGATTGCGGGCCGTCCGGGCGAGCGGGTAGGCGGCAGGGAGTTGCTCCGTGACATCGGACTTGTCGGCCCCGATGACAACTGGGGCAACTTCGCAGCGGGGGCGGTGGCTGACGTCGTTACCGATCCACTTTCCTTCCTCTCGGGCCCGGCCACCTCGCTGACGAAGGCTGGCCGTGCGGCACAGAAACTGAACCTGCTCGACAACGCAGCGACCGTTGCCACGAAGAAGGCTCTCCGCAACAACGTGGCTGACGACGCCCTGCCGATGGTGGCACGGCAGACGAAGGAGGCTCTGGAGTCCACCGGCCGCAACCTCACAGAACTCGACCCGGCCCTCAAGGGAAGGCCGCTGTATGGCGTGCGGACGGCCCGCCGCAACACAACGCTGGGCGACCTCATCGACTTCGCGGACGACCCGAAGGCCGCAGAAGAAGCCGCCCGCAAGATGTTGGGCGACAGTTTCGACACGCTACGCACCCAGAAACTTGCAGACACGTTCGGGTTCGGCCTACCGTTCCAAGACGCCGCCATCACGGGCGACCTGTTCGGCAAGGGCTTTGGCGACAAGTACGCAGACGTACTTGACACTATTGGTCAAAGCGTCCGCTGGTCTGGGCCGGGCCGCTACGCCGCCGCAGCGTTCAACAACAAGGTCGGCGGTGCTGTCGATGCCGAGCAGCAGATGCTCAACATCGCCAACTTCGAGGGGCGACAGGCGGCAAGGGCCCCAGTCATTCGAGATACCACCAAGCAGGTGGCGGACCTCTATGCCGCTCACCCGGAGGTGTTCTCCGAGAATGGCAACCGCATCATCGGGCGTGTCATCGAGGGCAACGCCGACGTCAATGACCTTGCCTACGTAGACGAGCGGCCGGAACTCAAGAAGTACATCGAGAACTGGAAGGCCCGCCGGGAGACGATGCTCGATGAGTCTCGTCGTGCTGGCATCGGCGGCAAGGAGATGAAGGACGCCTACGGTGCGGAGTACCTGCCACGACAGGCAGAGGCCGCACTGGAGATGGCTGGCAAGCAGAACCGGAAACTGGGCCGGGCGTTGTCCGCCATGACGGGCGACCAACTGGGCCGCACTGATGCCATGCAGATTCCCGGTGGCCGGGACAGGATCATGCAGTTATCGCAGGATGCGATGGTGTCTGGGCCGAAGCGGACGGCGAGGAACGACGAGGAAGCCGCCGACTACCTCATGGCCCAACTGTCGCCGCTCGTGCAGGCCGGGCAACCCGCGCTCGAACGCAAGAACATGATCCGTCTGGCCCGTGTCCTGCACGAACTCCCGGACGAGGTGACGAAGAAGGCTCCTCTGTTCGGCCAGCACCCCATCGAGAGCATCAACTCCTACCTGCGAGGGCGGGGGGAAGCCATCTCAACGATGAACACAATGCTTGATTCTCTGGCGTCGTTCGTGGTGGATACGCCATACACGATGGCCGAGAGGGGCGGCAGGCACATCACCATTGCCGACGCCCTCAAGCGGATCGGTGGCCGCACGTACCGCAACGCCGACACGGGCAAGGTGGTCGGTGCCCAGCAACTCCTGCGCGAGAAACTGGCGAGCATCTTCGGCAAGAAGGCCGATGACATCAGCCTTGCCAAGATGTCCGTCCCGGAAGAGGCCGTCAACCGCCTTACCAAAGCGGCGGACGCCTTCGACTCGGGTGAGGTGAGCAGCGGGCTTCTCAAGGTGCTCGACCACTACACGCAGGCATGGCGTGGCTCGATCCTCACGTGGCCCTCCCGTGCCGTGCGTGACCTCTACTCCGGTGCCATCAGCAACTGGCTGGAGGGTGCGTTCGACTACGACGCCGTGACGGCAGCGAAGGGGCTGCTCGGAGAGGGCGTGGAGTCGCCTGCCTTTCGTGCGTGGCTGTCCAAGCAATCTCGCTACGCCGGAGACGACGGTGCCGCCCAGTTCCTTGCCGACCTTGCCAGCACGGAGTTGCTCTCCGGCTCGTCGGGCTCCGGCTTGGAGTTGGGTGCCAGCACGATGGGGCAGCGAGTGCTCGATCCCATACTTGGTGCCCAGCCCGTCACGGTCATGTCCGCCCTCCAAGAACTCGCTCCGCAGGCAGGCCGCTCGTGGGGCCAGTTCTTCAACGACTTCCGCACGTGGCGGTCGCAACTGCGTCCCACAGCGGAGAACCTCAACCCTGTCCTGCGTGCAGGCGAGCGGCTCAACAACCTGTCGGACGGCATCAACCGTGCCAGCGGGTTCATGGCGCTCATCGCGCAGGGCTACGATCCGGCCGCAGCGGCGAAGGCCATGAAGCGGGCCCACGTAGACTACTCGTCCCTCAGCGGACTGGAAAGGTCGCTGCTGAAGCGGGTTTTTCCTTGGTATAGTTACCAGTCAAAAATTTTTCGTGAGGTGCTGCGGCAGTTGGCCGAGCGTCCGGGTGGTCGCTACGGGCAGATGGTGCAGCAGATGGAGAACGCTCAGGAATCGAACGACGGGCAGTACATCCCATCTGGACTCCGGTCGCAGTTCGCAGCCCCGCTCCCCGAGATGCTGGGCGGCAAGCCCGCACCCGGCACGACACGCTACATCACCGACATCGACGCTCCCGGTTTCGACCAGATCAACATGATCGAGACGCCCGGCACGCTTGCAGGGACGGCGGCAGGGACGGCGAGGCAGATGCTCATGCAGACTCACCCGCTCCTTCGCCTGTCGATGGAGATGGGGTTCGGCACGGACCTGTTCACGAACCGACCGATTGGCGAGAGCACGAGCCCTCTCGATGCCATCGCCCGCTCCGTGACTGGCGACGACAGCATCGACGTTCCCGGATTCATCGACAAGACGGTGGAGATGCTGCCGTTCGCAGGCCGACCGCTGTACCTCGCCCGCTCCCTGCTGGACGCTCGTGGCGGGGCCGACGTCGGGAGCCGTGCCGCGAAGGCCCTGCTCAACGCCACGACCGGCGTGAAACTCCGTGACGTATCACAGGAGGATGCACTCTCCGACGCCAACCGGCAGATCGAGGAGAGCATCGACCCGTACACCCGAGAGTTCAAGCAGGTCTACATCCCCGAGCAGATGCAGCCGCAGGTGCCGCAGTGGGCGCTGCGCCGCCTCGCCGTGTCCCGTGCGCTGGGCCGGGAGAAGCGGGCCGAGAAGGACAAGCGGAAGAAGAAGAAGCGGAAGACGAACACGGGTGCGATGGAACTATTTGACTAGGCGGGGCGGCTGCGGGATTCCCCGCCCCACCTGCCCCCAGTCCACGTAGAACTTCTCGGCCAGCCCGTTTGTCTTGTGTCCCAGAAACACCCGAGCCGCCCCGCTTTGCTGGCTTTCCACGTGGGTGGCTGCACTTCTCCTAAGCCACTTGCTCGACCCCTCCAGTTTGCATTCCGCCAACAACTTCTTCATCGTCCGCATGGCCCAGCGTTTCTTGCACACCCAGCCCAGAATCCGGCCGTCCGGGCTGTCGGCCAGCATGGCGTGTACGCTCTCCATGACCTCCTCCGGGAGCAGGGCGTCGATGGGGTTCCCGGTCTTCCGCTGCGAGTAGTAGAGCCGGTTTCCCACGAGGTGCTTGCGGTGCAGTCGCATCAAGTCGGAGTAGCGGGCTCCCGTCACGTACCCCAGCCGGAGCCAGCATTCGAGGAATAGCCCCTTGTCCGCCCCACTGGCGAAGCGTTTCCCCCGCCACCTGCGACTTTGCTTGACAGCCGTACAGCACTGATCTATAGTCCATGCCCGAGTGGCATCGCGGGACACCTTGATCTTGGCAATTCCGCGTGGGTACTCAGGGATGAGCCGCTCGTCGTAGGCCCATCGCAGGAGGATGAGGAGCATGTTGCGGTCGTTGCGAACGGTGATCGGTTTCACCGTCTCCAGCCGGTGCCTGAGGAAGTGGTTTACAGATGTAAACCGTTGACAGGTTTTGGCCGTACGCCGTAGGTTCTTCTCGTATTCGGGATCGAGGATGTGCGACTCGCAGTAACGCGAGACGATGGCAGGGAGGTTCGGGAACATGGTAGTCAAGCAGGCTGCAAAGAAGCGTCGTGAAGAGGGGGAACATTCTGACGACGAGGGGATGGGGCTCAAACCCCCATCACAACCGGATCGCACCGTTGGTCAAGGTGTCGATACAGCCGCTACACCCGATGCCACTGACCCCCAGATTGTGATTCTAGGGGTCGCGGGTTCGAGTCCCGTTAGCCACCCTACAACTCCCCCAATCGGTTCCTTTTCCGCCTGCGTTGCGGATGTGCGTCGTGGAGAGAGCAACGACGCATATCACAGGGATCGGTTCTGGCGGAACTGCTCTAGCGCCAAGACAGCGCTGGACAGCATCCCGCTCTACTACGCCCGCCACGTAGCCTGCTCGCTCCCGCCGTTCACCAACGATGCCGTCGAGCACGGCTCGCTGCTGCACGAGTGGTTCGAGAAGGGCGATCCCGTCCTTGATACGTGGGCGGTCCCTCCAGAAGAAACACTAACACCGACCGGACAGGTTGGCAAAGAGGCGAAGAAATGGGCGGAAAGCGAGTTTGGGACAGATGTGCAGATCGTGCCGCCCAAACTCTTCCGGCAGATCAAGGCCGAGATTGCGGCCATCAAGAACACACCCCCTGCGATGTCGCTCATCGAGCGGATCGTGGAGCGGGAACTGTCCGTCCGCTGGCAGACCGCTGAGGGCGACCGTCTCCGGTGCCGCTTCGACGCACTGACGAGCGACGGCATCGTCGTTGACCTCAAGAGCACGCGAGAGGCTGACATCCTCCGCGACTTCTGGAAGTCGGTACTGGATTTCAAGTACCACTTCTCCTGCGCTTGGTACATGCGGGGCATGGAAGCCTGTGGCATGGAGCCCAAGCCTCTGCAATTCATCGTGGTCAGCACCACGCTTCCGCACGACTGTCAGGTCGTGACGTTGCCTGCGGCACTCATCGCAGAAGGCCAGCGCCTCATGGACAAGGTGCTGGCGGAACTCCGTCTTCGTGAAAGCCTCGACTGGTGGTTGCCGGATACACACGGCGAGGTCGTTGAACTTCCATTTCCGGCTCATGTTCTGAGGGGAATCTAATGGCTACGCTTCTCGCAGAGTGGGCTGCTACCAGCCCGCAGTTGGACAAGTTGTTCGAGGCCAAGAGCAAGGCTCTCGGTGTGCTTCGGAACGCACCCCGTACGTGCAAGTCGCACTACGGGATGTATGCCGACCTCGCAACCATCTGGGACACGATCCGCAAGCCGCTTGCCGACAACGGGCTCGACGTCATCCAGACGTTCGTGCAGGGCGGCGACGGCGGGGAGATCGTCCTCGTCACCACGCTGGGCCACAGCAGCGGGCAGTTCATCCGCTCGTTCCTGCCCATCAAGGGGAACCTCCAGCCGCAGCAACTCGCTGCGACCGCGACGTACCTCAAGCGGATCGAGTTGGCCGCAATCGTCGGGGTCGCCGCAGAGGACGACGACGACGGTCAGGAGGCCAACCGTGCAGCCGTCGTTGCGAACGTCGAGGACGAGGTTCGCATCGAAAAGATGGCGACGAAGGCGTTGCGTGAGGCGAAGACGCCAGAGCGTCGGGCGGAACTTCTGGCTACGGCCAAGAAGCGGGTGGACGAAGGCGTCCTCCAGCCAGCCGCACTGGATCGCCTCAAGTTGATCGCAGCGGACGCGGACTCGAAGCAGATGGCAATGGCTTGACACACACCACTCGCGGGTAGGGGCGACCTCCTCAGGTGTGCGCCGGACACACTCCCAACCATCCGGCACTTTTTTCTATGAACGACAAACTCATCGGATACGCCCGCCTCGTCGCCATCGCTGCCGTCCAGAACCAACTGGGCGAGGAGACGGCGATTGCTTTCTGCCGTGACGCAGTGCCGCAACTGCTGGCAGAGATCGAGGTGTTGAGCCGGGTCAACCAGAAGTTCGAGGTGGCTCTCGGGCTCGTGGTGCCGGAGCCTGCGCCGCAGCCTGTGGTGGTGGCGAAGCCCGCTCGCAAGCGCAAGCCCCGCAAGAAAAAGGCGAGGGCGAAATGACCCTGTTCCTGCGTGACTACCAGAAGCGTGCCGTCGAGGCCGTATGCCGTGCCGCCCGCAATGGCGAGCGCAGGATCACCGTCTGCCAGCCGGTCGGCACGGGCAAGACGGAGGTGCAGGCAGAACTGTGCCGCATCGGAAAGTACCCGCTCAACGTGGTGCCGCTGCTCGACCTCATGCGGCAGAACCGTGACCGCATGGAGTTGCGGCTGGGCGAGAAGTGCGACATCGAGCAGGGCCCCAATTTTGCCGAGAGCATCGACGGCCTGCGACGGCGGGTCATCGTCGGGAGCCGGGACAGCCTGCTCTCCAACGACCGCTACAAGGCACGGGCCTACGACCGGGTGAGCATCGTCCTCGTGGACGAGTGCCACTACAAGATGACCGCCCAGATGGAGCGGATGCTGTGCCACTTCGAGGAGCGTGGTGCGACCATCGTTGGATTCTCTGCCACGCCCTACAAGGGCAGGGGCAAGGGCCTGCGGTTCTTCCCACGCCCGCAGTTCGTGTACACGCTGCGAGAGGCGATTGACGACGCATGGCTGCTTGCCCCCCGCTGCTTCGCCAGCGAGAGCAAGGCGTTCGACCTGACGCTCGTGGACGAAGTGGCTGGCGAGTGGGATCGCAAGCAACTCTCCGACATCCTCAGCGCCGAGCACTGCGCCCAAGAAGTGACGTCGCTCGTCCTGTCCACGTTCAAGCAGCAGCCGTCCGTCGTCTATGCCCACTGCGTGCGGCAGGCGAAGTTGCTGGTCGAGGTGTTCGAGCGCTACGGGATGCGGGTCAGCATCGTGTACGCCAAGCAGCGGCCCGACATTCGCAAGGCGAACATGGACGCCTTCCTTGCGGGCGACACGAAGATCATCGTGAACGTCGGCATCTTGGGCATGGGCTGGGATTTTCCAGACCTCCGCAACATCTATTCGGCAGCGCCGACGAAGAGCATCTCGAAACTGGAGCAGCGAATCGGCCGGGTGCTGCGCCCCCTCACCGGCACGCTGCACCCGGAGATGAGCGTTGACGAGCGGCGCAAGGCGATCCTCGACAGCGGCAAGCCGGTCGGCAACTACTACGACATCACTGGCAACATCCGCAACCAGCAACTCCTGAGCGTGTTCGACATCCTCGACGCCAAGTTGCGGAAGTCTCCGAGCCGCCGTGAGCGGCTGGCTGCAACGCTCTCGATGGATGGCGTTGACCCGCTGGAGGCGATCCGTGAGGCCGACGCCGCCGACCTTGCCGAACTGGAGCGTCAGGCGCAGGAACTGATCGAGAAGCGGAAGAACCTCATCGTCGGCGTGACGTTCGACCACGAGAGTCGCGATCCATTCGCCAAGCCGCAGGGGAAGAAGCAGCGCGGCTGGCGGATGATGTACGGCAAGTATCGGGGCCAGCCGCTGACCTCGATCCCTGAGGGATACCTGTCGTGGGTGATGCAGTCCACCCGCAAGGAGTCACCGTTCAAGGCTGCGGTTCGGAAGGAACTGGACCGCAGGCACAAGGAGCAGCAGCCGTCCTAACAAGGAGGGTGCATGGAGGCATCAGATGGCAGGGTCACTGGCGAAATCGGCATTGCGATGGCTGTGGAGCACCTCCTCCGGGCGGGCTTCTCGGTGGCCGTTCCGCTCGTGGACGACGGGTACGACCTTCTCGCGTTCCAAGAACGCCGCTACTGGCGTCTCCAAGTCAAGGCTTCGGCCTCTGACGGGCACAACCATCGCCGCATCCGCATCACTCGCGGAAAGGGCAAGAGGCTTCGGTACTGCCACACGCAAGTGGACGCCTTCCTGTGCGTCAACATTCGGACGAGGGACATCATGTGCATCCCTGTCGCCAGTGTTGCTGATCGCGCATGGGTCAGTTGGTCACACGCCCATCGTTGGCGTGATCTGGGCGTTCTCCATCGAATCAAGATACAGCGCTGTTGATGTTCTCGTACCGGTCAGCGCTCAAGAAATCAAAACGGTCGAGCCTAAACAAACCGTTGGATGCGTAAGCCAGCGGCGGATCGGTAACGTCGGCACGAAATCCGGGCAACGGGCAGGTAGTCGATCCTGCGTGAAACGCGACGTCCCGGTGAATGCTGAGACTGGGGCCAAATAAGGCCGACGTTGCAGCCCGTATGGGCCGCTGGGCTGGCGAGGGCCATCTCAGCACGGATGCGGTGCGCACACATGGCAAAAGACCTCGTACTTCTCAAGTTCACTGGCGCTAACGGCGTGAGGTTGGCGGCGCTGTGTCGCCCGAAGGAGGGCATGGGCGTGCTTACGAACATCATCGGCACAGGCAAGGACGCTGGCGAGTGGGCGCAGCAGCCCGAGCAGTCTGCCGTCGCCATCTGCACAGAGGGGCTCGTGACGGTAACGGATTCGGAAGATCTGACGATGCTGGCGTGGTGGCTCTCGATGGCCGCTGCGTGGCTCAAGACGCACGGAGGTTGATCGTGTCACTTTTTACAGGAGCGATAGTCATGGCCGGATTTTTTAGTGCGATGTTCAAGCAGGACGGTGAGTTGGTTGACAGCGCCAAGACGCTAGGTGGCGTTGCGGCGTGCCGCATTCACAGGCGGGAGCGTGTGGTCGACATGGAAACCGGCGAGGGCCGGTTCGTCTGGCGGATCGAGTTCAAGACAGCAGAGGACGTCGAGATGTTCGACGCCGCCGTGCGCAACATCGTGGATGCGATCACGGAGGGGGAGAGGTGAGCGATGGGCGTGAAGAACTATCGCTGTTCGCAGAGGAGTACCCGTTCTGTGCGGTGTGCTGGAGCCGCACGGAGGGGGTGCATATCCACCACCTGCAAGGCGGCGCAGGGAGGAAGCACGACAGGCGGAACCTGTTGCGACTCTGCCACTGGTGCCACGACGGGCTGCACTTCGGCGGCAAGGACAACCTCACGAAAGGCATGTGCCTCACCGCCAAGCGAGAGGTGGACGACGCCAACTACGACCCGGCGTTCTTGGCCTCGCTGCGTGGCAAAGTCCATCTCGGATATGGCCCGCAGCGCTATCCGTTTCGCGTTTTCATGTGGCGAAGGAAGCACGGAGTCCCATCGGAGTTAGTGCGCATGGCAATCAACAGCAGGCAGAAGGGAAAGAAGGGCGAGTTGGAGGCAGCGGCCGAATGGAACCGGCTCGTGCCCGGCGCTCACGCACGCAGGTCGCAGCAGTACAGCGGCACCGACGCTTCGTCCGACCTCGTGAGTCCCGGCACTCCGCACCTCTGGCTGGAAGTGAAGCGAGTGCAGGCCCTCAACCTCACTGCCGTCATGGAGAAGTCCCGTGAGCAGTGTGGGGAACTGTGCCCAGTGGTTCTGCACAGAAAGAACGACAGCGAGTGGCTCGTGACGTTTCCGCTCGAAGACATCAAGCGATTCGTGCAGCAGGTTTCGGGAGCGTTGTGATGCACGCGGAGTTGTTGCCGCACGATGACGAGGACGAGGAAGAGATCGGGAGCCCGATTCCCGATGACGATGGCTGGGTGCGCCTAGAGAAGGAGCGAGGCGATGAGAGTAAGTCTGGAGTGGTTCGAGGTAAGCAGGGCAGCGCTGGTCGGCGTAAGCCGAAACGTCGAGGCACTGCGAAAGGGGCTGCAAAACCACATGGCAACAAACGAAAAAGACTGGCACATCCACATTCTCGGGGCGCTCGGAGAGTGCGCGTTCGCAAAAGCGATGGGTAGGTACTGGTCGGGCTCTGTGAACACGTTCAAGCACGGCGGCGATGTGGGATTGGTGCAGGTCCGCACGCGCTCGAAGCATCACTACGACTTGATAGTTCGAGAGGGCGACAGCGACGACGATGTGTTTGTGCTCGTGACAGGAGGGCCGAGCGAGTTCGAGATTCACGGCTGCATGCGAGGGAAGGACGCCAAGCGGCCGGAGTTCCGGCAGAACTACGGCAACTACGGGGAGGCGTACTTTGTCCCGAAGAGCAGGCTTCAAGACGTCAGGGGCATGAGGGAGGGGGAGTTATGAACGACACCACCATGCAGACGTTCACCGGGAAACTCGTAGACCTGTCGAAGTTCTCCGTTGAGGACGTCAGGCTCCCCGATATCGCCCATGCCCTCGCCTGCATCAACAGGTACACGGGCCATGCCGTTGCCCCGTATTCGGTGGCCCAGCACAGCGTCATGGTGAGCCACCTGTGCGAGCCAGAGAACGCTCTGTGGGGGCTCTTGCATGACGCCAGCGAGGCGTATCTCGGAGACGTAGCCCGCCCTCTCAAGGCGTTGCTGCCAGCCTACGTGGAGTTGGAGCACCACGTGCAGCAGACCATAGCGAAGGCGTTCGGTCTGTCGTGGCCGATGCCGAAAGGCGTGAAGGTGGCTGACAACCGGGCGCTCATCGCGGAGAAGCGAGCGCTCATGTCTGTCGATCACGACTGGGGTATCGAGGCCGATCCGGTTCACACGCCCATCAACCCGTACTACTGGCAAATGGCCAAGCAGATGTTCGAGAACCGTTTCAAGGAGTTAGTGCCGTGAGGAAAACAACTGAGGGGGATACGGTCAAGTTTGGGTCCGGTGCCGTGCGGTCGAGCGATGCAGAGGGGACGAGGTACGACCTCATCTCTCCCATCGGGCTCGCGGCGGTGGCGGCTGCGTGTGCGGAGGGTGCGCAGCGTTATGGGGATTTCAACTGGGAGAAGGGGATGCCCGCAACAGACCTTCTGAACCACGCCATCCGGCACATCTACCTGTTTCTCGGTGGGGACAGGTCGGAGGATCATCTCGGGCATGCGGCATGGGGCGTCATGGGGGCGATCCACTCCATCGAGGTCTGGCCCGACCTCAATGAAGGCACCCTTCGTACGGGCTACTGTGAGGCACCCATCAAATAATGATCGCCGTCGCCGTAAAGGATTACGACGACCAGAACATCACGGAGGAATGCGAGGCTGGCTGGAGGCGGTTTTGCATAGAGGTTCTCGTCAGGACTCACTATTTCGTCATGGAACTCTGCCGTCAGCACAGGCGGCGTGGGTACGCCCTGCGGCTGTCCAAGACCCGGAAGGCCGCAGAAGTCCTGCGGAGGCAGGTAGCGGCCTACCAGTGGGTGTTCTGCGGCACTGGCGGGGCTTTCTCGTTCGACCAGACCTGCCAAGACATAGGGCTGGACCCCCGTCTTGTGCGGGAAAGGGTGCTGTCTCAGGCCCGTCCGGGCAGGGACATAAATCTCCTAGTGGATTGGGTATCCAGCCAGACGGAGAAATACGATGGTTACGACCGTCGCAGACAAGGTGCGTCAGATCGTGGAATGGGCACCGGCATTGTCCATCGTGTCCGAGATTTCCAACGCCAAGACGGTTCCCGAGCAGGTCGCAGGGGCCCTCAATCTCATGCAGTTTGTCGCCAGCAAAACGGCGACGCCCATAGACGATGAGTTGCTGGAGCGGGTAGAGGCCGTGCTCCTGAGCCCTCCGGGACAGGAGTTGGTGTCGTACGTGGTGCGGCTCGCCACCGCTGTTGGTGAGACGGAGATCGAGGTATGACCCTGACGGTAGCCATCACTGCGGTGTGCGCGGCCGTCGTGGCCGCTGCGTGGCCGTACATCTCGAAGTTTGTGATCCGCCCCAGCCTGTCGCCAAGCGAACGGGCCGGGTGGGTGAACAGACTCTTCTCTCTTGTGGGCGTTGCTGAGGAGGCAGGCGAACCTCAGGTCGCTGAGGCAGCCCGCCAACTCATTGCCACCCTAGTTCACCCGCAGCCCGCCAGTAAGAAGGTGAAGTGATGCGTGCCGCCGTCATCGTGCTTGGCCTGCTTGTTGCTGCCGGTGCTGGCGGTGCGTACGTGGTGCAGTCGGCGCTCCGGCCACCCACTCCTGCCCCCGCCCCAGCGCCGGAGCCATCGGCCATCTTGGCTGGGGTCAGCAAGGCCGACGCCGCCCTGCTCCGGGACTTCTACACCGCAATGGCGGACATCGTGGTGCGCGATGGCAAGGCGAAAGAGCCTGTCGTCAAAGGCACGTTCGACCTCCGCAACCGTCACCAGCAGGCGCTGGCTATGGCGTTCGCCAACACCGCCCTCGTCGGTAAGTACGAGGGTCTGGGCTCCCGGCTCGACGCCTACCTTCTGGAGGCCATCGGCAAGACCGATACGCCTCTCACGGACGAGGTGCGGCAGCGGGCCGCTAAGGCTTTCAGCGCGATTCGTTAGGGGTGATTCATGGACGACCTGCTCACCCCAGACCAGATCGTAGACGCCTATAGCGGCGGGTTCGTGGGCGCTATCTGCGACCCCGAATCCACCTCCCGCCTGCTCCAAGAACTGCCGATGCCGTTCTTCGGTAACGCTCTGGCCGGGAGCGGTGCAGGCAAACTCTCCCTGCCCTTCAAGGCGGTGGTGACGTACGAGATCACGACTGGCCGCACTCCGTACAACGAAGCACAGCGGACAGGGGACTGCGTAAGCCATGCGGTGCGAAATGCTTGCGACCTTGCACGGGCCAACGACCCGGACATCCACAGCACAGAGGACTGGGTAGACCGGACGGCGACCGAGCCCGTGTACGGCGCTCGTGGTCACTCCGGTCAGGGTGCCATCTGCTCCGAGTTGGTGCGCTGGGTCCACAAGACCGGCGGGCTCATGCTCCGCAAGAAGTACCCGGAACTGGGCATCGACCTCTCGCTGTACAACCCGGACGTCGGGATCAAGTGGGGTGGTCGTGGCGTGCCATCAGATGTCACGCGCGTGGCGTCCAAGCACCAAGTCCAGACGATCAGCCTCATTCAGAGTTGGCAGCAGGCGAGAGATTGCATTGCCAACGGTTTCGGGATTGCAGTGTGCAGCGATGTCGGCTTCCGGCACACGAGGAGCCAAGAGGGCGTGAGCACCCCTTCTGGTGTTTGGCATCACGCGATGGCGTGGACGGCGGCAGATGACACCCGTCCCGGAGACTGCCGCTTCTTGGTTCAGAACTCATGGGGGCACAACTGGATCAGCGGCCCACGAGTCCACGACCAGCCGGAGGGTTCGTTCTGGATCACGCAGAGCGTGGCCCAGCGCATGATCGCACAGGGTGGGGCGTGGGCGGTGAGCAACGTCAACGGCTTCCCCCGCCGCGAACTCAAGGACTGGGGTGCGAAGGAGGTGCTCGGGTGAATCTCTCCGTCGCTACCGTCGCAGTGTGGCTGGCGTTTGCACAGCCAGCCGCCGCCCCTGCGCAGCCGCACAAGTGCTGCTCGGAGTGCAAGGGCACCGGCATGGTGTGGTCTGGGGACGGGCTCGCCCGATTCCACTGCCCGTGCCCGCCGACCTGCGAGTGCGCCAAGAACCGCCCGAAGATGACAGTGAGCGGAACCTGCGTCGGAGGCAACTGCCATGTCCGATAGGATTCGCTCGCTCAAGTCCGAGTTGGAGTGCAACTCCCCTCGCAAGACACCCAGCCACGAGACGAAGAGTCACGTGGTCAAGGCGTGCAGCGGAGGCGAAGAGAAACTGATCCGCTTCGGACAGCAGGGGGTGGAGGGGGCGGGGGCTGCGCCGACCAGCGAGAAGGACAAGGCACGCAGGCGAAGTTATTACGCCCGGCATAACGCGCAAGACTCCGATCCCGGAATCTTCTCGGCCCGCCACTGGAGCCACAAGGTCAAATGGTGAACGGGCCAGAGGAACTCTGCGACTACGTGCGTGAGCGACTACCCCTGCGGGCGAGGCTGGCGGGGAAGGAACGCCTCAACGACCTCGTGCTCATGGCGATCACGGAGTGGCCCATCGACGGGCTCCTGCACTCCGGCAGGGGCACCGCCCTCGAAGAGAAACTGCTGTACCAAATCACCAAGAGCGTAAGTCGGACTTACGAGTCGGTGCACGGCAGCGAGAAGCGGTACGGGTTCTTCTGGGCGTTCATCCTGTCCAGCGTGGTGTCCGCCATCGTGCAGGCGATGTTGCAGTGGTGGCTCTCCCGACCGGCGAACAGGGTGAAGTTGGCGGCGTGGCAGTACAGCATGAAAGGCGGGTCATGAGTAGCGTGGACGTATACGAGGCGGGCCTGCGGATGTTGGAGCGATATGGATTCGGGCTCGTGCTCGCCACCGCCATCCTGTGGTTTGTGCGCACAGACATCGTGATCCCGATGGTGGATGCCCACAAGTCGTTCCTGAGGGAGATGGCGGCGACGCAGCACGACATCAGCCGGGCCATCCAAGAGCAGACGCGACTGCTGTATGTGTTGCGAGACGGGCGTGAAGGCATGTACACTACCAGCGTGGTAGAACAAGACGACGCGCCAAAGAACTAGGGAGAAGAGACATGACTAACACACTCAACGACGGGCCATTCAAGGTGGATGTGGTACAGCGCACTGCCGCACAGTGGACTGCCACCGATCCATTTATCGGGAAGGGCGACATCTGCATCGAGAGTGACACCGGAAAGATCAAGGTTGGGGTGGGGGAGAGGTGGACGTCCACGAGTTACCTTGCGTCCACAACGGGATACAGCGGACCTGTGGAAATCATGGACGGCTCCTCAAACGTATACGTACTCACGGTGGTGAACGGGAGAATCACCGACATCGAAGCAGTGTAGGCACTGAGCCCAAATAAGTACCCTACATCCCTACAAGAGCGCAC